GGCGGCACGTCTTAACGCCTTGCTTGTTCAAACTGCCGAAAGCCTGCAGACATGGGCGGGTGACAGCAGTATCTACTTGACTCAAGAGCTTGGCGGCTTGGCCCAATTAGAGCGTGATTTTGTCAACGGTCAGCTCAAAAAAGTGCTTAGGCCTGACATCGCAGAGACGCTTAAAACCGTTGAGATCACGCCAGATTTTGCCCGAGCGGTTGTGATGTCTGACCCGACTGACATCAGCGCGGCAGTATTGCAGCCAAGCCTTCAACAGCAAGTTGCCGGAATCTCTCCTGGCTTGGGGACTTTAAATGCAGCTAAGGGATCGGCGTTGATCTTCCCTAACGGCAAAAATCTAAACACCTCGTTCAGGCAGCTCGCCGAATCGTCAGCCGCCAAGTTTCGAAAAACTGTTCAGAACGGAATGCTGACAGGCGAAAATATGCGAGACATGCTGAAGCGCCTTAGAGGTGAGCTGCGGTTTGCCGATCCTTCTGACATTAAAAGAACCTTGGCGAAGGGCGGCGAATTGACCACGTTGGCCGATTCGCAGATCCGAGCATTGGTCAGAACTGCTGTGACGCAGATGACGACCAATGTTGATCGTGAGTTCTATGCGGCAAATAGCGATGTGATCGAGGCTTACCGCTACCGTGCCGTGCTTGATCTTAAGACGACACCCATTTGTCAATCGCTTGACGGGAAGGTGTTCAAGTTCGGGAAGGGGCCAGAGCCACCGCAGCATTTCGGTTGTCGGTCTCGAATTATTTTCATCACGAAAGCCGAGGCAGAGGGTGACGTTCAGCAGCGCGGTAAGCGTGCCGCCTTGGGTGGAATGGTCCCTGTCGATACGTCTTATGGGAAATGGCTTGCGGGTTTGTCGGCGGAACAGCAAGACCAGGCGCTAGGGGGCAAAGGCAAGGGCAACCTGTTTCGGCGGCTTGTAGAGAAAGAAGGCGGCGATAAAGCGATCAGCAAGTTTGTTTCCGCTGACGGGGCGACGCTAACTTTGAAAGACCTACAACGAAGGTACGGTGCCACTTAAAAAGGGGAGCGGTCGGCAAGTTATCTCCGAAAATATCCGCAGGCTGATTAAAGAAGGCAAGAGCCGTTCACAGGCGGCGGCGATTGCGTTTAAGGAAGCGGGAAAGCGTCGCAAGCGAAAGCGGAAATGACCGACTGAGTTCGTCGCGTTAGTCTTAGTTCGGTGTCGCTGTAATTCAATGCAACTGCACAGCAAATTCAAGTTTGCCGTCGAGGGCGAAGAGCCTCAGGCGAAACCAAAGACGACGACCAAAAGGAAAGCCGCTAAAAAGGAATCAGTCAAGGAGGAAGGCTGATGCCTGGCCATTACGGACACAGCAAGCCAAAAGGGAAAAAGAAAGGAGGCAAAAAGAAGTAATGGCACGGAAGCAGCGGCGAGTTCCAAAGGACAAGGCGACCGGCCTGCCAAAGAAGTACCTGTCTGGTGCGAAGAACCGCTCTGCTAAAGCTCGCGAAATTAAGCGCACTGCTGCGGCTTACAAGGCCGGAGAGTTCATTGATATCAAGGCTGTTTCCGCATCGAGGACTAAGCAAGGTGGCCCCAAAAAGAAAACCGCTAAGCGCCGCAACAAAAAAAACGCTTAAGGAAAAGGCTGACAAGTCACGCTTTTTCTATGGCGAGCTTGCTGCGGTTTACCGCAAGGGACAAGGCGCATACTTGTCAAGTGGGTCGCGCAATGTCCCGATGGCAGCCTGGGCGATGGGTCGCGTCAATAGCTATATGCGAGGTGATAAAGCCCGCACGGCTGATGCGGCTATCTACGCTCGTTACAACAAGAAGCGTTAGTCATGGCGGAGATCAAGCGGGGTGGGCATACGTTTAAGGGCTACGACAAGCCGATCCGGACGCCGAATCATCCGAGCGGCAAGAGTCATGCTGTTGTCATTAACGACGGCGGCAAGCCACGGCTCATTAGGTTTGGCCTGCAGGGCGCTCAAACGAAACCTCCGAGGAAAGGTGAGAGCGCTGCGGATAAGGCTAAGAGAAAAGCATTTAAGGCACGTCACGCTAAAAATATTGCGAAAGGCAAAACGTCGGCGGCGTATTGGGCCGACAAAGTGAAATGGTGAGCCCTTGTTACCATTAGGCTGCAATTCAGCCTGTGGCTAATTCATGTCAGACCAACAAAATGCTCCTGTGGAGCAGTCTGTTGACAATACAAAACTGCAAGCAGAGCTCGATGCGATGAGGCGCAAGAACGCCGAGTTGCTCGATGAGTACAAAAAGATCTCAACGCAAATCAAGAATGTTCCTGATGGCGTGGATATTCAGGAACTTATCGACTTCAAGCATAAAGCCGAACAGAGCAAGCTCGAATCCGAAGGAAAGTACACCGAAGCGCGACAAGCTTTGGAGCAGCAGTTCCGTGAGGCGGCGGCTGAGAAGGACAAGCGCATTAGTGAACTCGAAGCTCGGGTTAGAGAACTTGAACTTGTAACTCCTGCGGTGACTGCGCTCGCCGATATTGTTCACGATCCGAACCTTGTCTTGAAGTCTTATCTCAACGGGAAGGACATTCAAAGAGAGAACGACGGTACTGTTGTGGTTGTCGACGGATACGAGCGCACACCAGTTGTTGACTGGGCAAAGCGCAATACTCCTGAATGGATTCAAAAGACTCCGAAACCTCAAGGAAGCGGCGCTCCCTCTAGCCGAAGCGTTGTCAGTGACATTCCGCCTGGCACCAAAAATCCTTTCGCAAAAGAATCTTTCAACCTGACCGAACAATCTCGTTTGTTTAGAACAGATCGAGATATGTATGAGAGGCTAAAAGCAGCGGCCAACCGCTAACATCAAAAACAAGGCAAGGCTGTGCTGCGCCATTAGGGCTGTGCCCACACCGTAAACCTATTTCTGAGGATCTGTCGTGGCGACTCTTCGCTCTGACATCATCATCCCAGAGGTATTTACGCCTTACGTCATTGAGCAAACCACTCAGCGTGATGCCTTCCTGGCTAGCGGTGTAGTGCAGCCCATGGCAGAGCTAAATGCCGCTGAAGATGGTGGTGACTTCATTCAAGTCCCCTTCTATAAAGCAAACCTGTCTGGCGATTTTGAGCGCCTGACTGATAGCTCTTCCCTGACTCCTGGCAAGATCACTGCAGATAAGCAGGTTGCTGCTGTCCTGCATCGTGGTCGTGCTTTCGAGTCACGCGACCTGGCCGCACTGGCTGCAGGTTCTGACCCGATGGCTGCAATCGGCGCAAAGATTGCTGACTACATCGCTAACCAACGCCAGAAGGATCTCCTCTCTTGCTTGGCTGGTGTTTTCGGTGCTGTCGGTGATACCAGCTCCGCCGCATATGCCGGTCTGGCTGTTGATGGTGAATCTGGTGACACCCCTACCGTTCTTGGCCCCCGCCAAGTCGTTGAAGGCAAATCTCTCCTGGGCGACCAGGGCGAGAAGCTGACTGCAATCTGCGTCCACCCCAAGGTCTATTACGACCTGATGGAGCGCCGTGCAATCGACTTCATCTACGACAACAACGGTCAAGCCGACACCAGTGCAACCCAGGGTTCAACTGCACAAGCCTTTGAAGGCGTGCAGGTTCCAACCTTCATGGGCATGCGCGTGATCGTCTCAGCCGACGTGCAGACCGCTGGCTCCGGTTCTTCTACCGAATATGCCAGCTATATGTTCACTCAAGGTGCTATCGGCTCCGGTGAACAGATGGGTCTGACCACGGAAACTGATCGTGACATCCTCGCTAAGAGCGATGCCATGGCCATCGATCTGCACTACGTCTACCACCCCATTGGTAGCCGTTTCAGCACCTCTGTCTCTAACCCCACCCGTGCACAGCTCGAGACCGTGGGCAACTGGACCAAGGTGTACGAGACCAACAACATTGGAATCGTGCGGATTACCAACACCAGCAACCTTGACTGATAGGAGGTAATCACCATGGCATCCATTTTTGAGGCAACAGCGGGCAAGCTGATCGGTCCTGTGACCGGCGGCACTGTGACCCAGGCCACTAGCAAGTCCACCGGCGTTACTCTTAACGCCGCTTCTGGCCAAATCACCATGAACGGCGCTGCTCTCGGCGCTGGCGCAGAGGTGAGCTTCACTGTCACCAACAGCGAAGTTGCCGCCACTGATGTGGTGGTTGTGAACCACGGTTCTGCTGGCACTGCTGGCAGCTACCTCGTGCAGGCCAACACCTTGGCTGCAGGATCCTTCAAGATCACTGTTGCCAACGTTTCTGCTGGTTCCCTG